TTTTCGACCTTTGTTTCTTGTTCTGCAATATTCGGTTTTTCTGGTTTGGATTCTGCTTTTTTTAGATAGTCTTGAATTGTCAACTCTAAACTATCTTGTGAAACTGCTGGAAGTTCATTCACTGGAAGTAATAAAGGTGAATTGAAAGCAGTTAAGGCAGACACTGAGAAGGCTGTAATTGTTAATAGTAGCATTAAAATTAATAGAATTCGGCATCCGTATAGGAAAAGCGCACTTCCCTCTTCTCAGAGGGCAGATCCCACGGCTCTAAATGTCACATCAATGACTCATTACGAGAAAACCCACCATTAAGGTGGGTCTATACATAATATTCAATATTTAGGATTTTGTCAATCTCTCGTTGTCAATATTCCTATCAGCGGAGTAATCAGAGTGATAGCAACCGTTGCAGGAGTAATACCAATTTCCATAAATCAGAAGATCAAGAATCTGTTATGATTACCACTATTTACGCCCCTGTACGAGGTTGAACGAAACCTTCTTTCAGAGCTTCAACTCTATCTTCAAGAGACGCTGCTGGCGCTTCTACGGCAGGAACAGGAGGTTCTGGTGGTGTCTCTACAACTACTTCCTCTCTGCGAGGTTCTTTTTTCTTTTCATCATCCTCTCCATCTTTTTTCATCGTATTAATTCCAAAGGTAGCAGCAGATGCTGTGAAAACAGTAGCGATGAATGTTGGGTCCATCTTAGAGAGCATACCAGCGTAGCTAGCAGTCAAAAGAGCAGCGGACTAACTCAAAATAGAAATACGAATAATTTGACTCATACATTTTTCTTTTTTGGTGTTTTCCATTTGTCCTAAGTGTGAAGTTTAACCTTTTTTCCAAACTTCACCTTCTGCCTTTCTTCTACGTGCTAAACCTGCTTCCACATTAGAACCAGGATTACGGTAGAGATAAAGAGCATCGGGAACTAAGTCCCATTCTTTATTCTTCAAGCGTTTAGTAATAGTATTAAAGTTAGAGTCACCGTAAAAAGCGGCACCAAGATTATAAGCAAAGCTGAGCAGAGCTCCTCTTTTTCCATCTGACATTTCACTCCAATGTAGGATTTTTCTGAGTTCTGGAAGAAACTCTCTTTTGCACTGGTCAATCAAAAGTTCATCTGCCTCTTGTTGAGTCAGAGTGTCCCCCATCTTAAATGGTGATCCATCCTTCTTACGAGTTGAACCCCAACCAATAGTGATTGGTAGATTGCCAGTCAAAGGATCAGGATATGCTTTTAAATGACATCCCTCAAACTCTTTGATTAACTTGATGCCCATCATAGGAACATCGTCACCACCGACTACGGGAGCTGCATCATCTGGTTTAGATGCTGGTGCAGCACTAGTCTTTTTTCCTCTGAAAATCTCCGCCCAATCTACGTTATCTTCGAGATACTTAGCAGGAAGATTATCTTCTAACCATTGTACTGCTTTGACATGATTGGGATTTCTTTCATCATAGAATTGAAAGAAGTTGTGTAAATCTACTTTTGCCATTGTTGTGTCTCCTATTAGTCGAAAATTCTGCCCCAACCGTCTTTGCCACCTGGGCACCAACGGTGTTTGAGCATTGCTTTTTGGTAAATGGTCTTCTTACCATTTGTTACTGGACCTGTGTAGTTATCATTGCACGAACCATATGGATCATTGCAATAGTAACCTTTGCCATCTGGTGTCTTACCGATGACTACAACCATGTGCCCACCAGTAGGTGCAGATAGAGGACCCCTGTGGAGAATACCAATAACAACAGGTTTCCCAGCATCGAGACTTTTATCAATATCAGCAAAAGAAAGATTGTAACTAAAATGTGACTTAACTCCATAACTTTCCAGAACTTTTGTCTGAACCGCATGGTCAGTAGTATCGCCAATCGCAAATACTTTTTTGACATATTCATCGTCGCCTTTAATCGATCCTGGTTTGAGGAAAGCAAGGCACATAGCGCACGATGAACTGTTACAAGTTCTGTGTGCATCTCTGTAATTATCTGCTTGGTTGAAATATGGTACATCAAGAACCGTAGGAGTTGGTGGTTTTGTTCTGAAAATACCAACCCAATCAGTTTCTGCATCATCAAGAAATTCTGGTGGTAATTTATCTTCTAACCACTGAACTGCTGCAACGTGGTTGGAGTTCTTTTCATCATAAAATTTAAAAAAGTTATGAAGATCTAAGGTCATTTTCTTATAACTGACAAACACCCTTATTTAGCAATAACTATATTTAAATCTTGATTAAGGTAAAAAATATTTTCAATCATAAATAGTGATATAAGGTAGAAAATATTTTTATGGAATGGAAATATAACGAAGAAGATTTTGTTGATGTTCCAAAAAATATGGAAGGTTTTGTATATTTAATTACAAACCTGACAAACGAAAAAAAGTACGTTGGTAAAAAACACTTCTGGACTCGTCAAAAAGATAGAAAAACTGGAAGAAGAAAAAAGAAAGAAAGTGATTGGAGAAATTATTATGGTTCCTGTGATGAACTAAAAGAAGATATTAAACTACTTGGAAAAGAAAATTTTTTGAGAGAAATACTTTATCTTTGTCCTCATAAAAAATCTATGTCTTATTATGAAACTTATGAGCAATTTAAAAGAGATGTATTAATGACCGATGAATATTATAACACAAATATTGAAGGTAGATTTTTTGTAAGTGAAAGAACTGGAATATATGAGGTTGTTTTAAGAAACGATAGATTTTGTGAATCGCTAAGAGACCGTATGATTGGTGATAATAATCCCGCAAAAAGACTAGAAGTTAGACAAAAACTAAGTGAAATGTTTTCAGGTGAAGGAAATCCTATGTATGGAAAAACTCTTACAAAAAAACATAAACAAATTTTAACAACTTCTAGAAATATTACCATTAGCGATGGTAATAAAATATGGGAAAGTGTAGTCTCCTATATGAAAGATAATAATATAGGATTCCAAACATACAAGCAAAGATTACAAGATGGTATTATTTGGATAAAAGATTAATTTTATTTACTTAGATATACCTATCCTATCAACCCGAACAAACCTAGTCTACTCATGATTTGGATGTCTGTCAAGAGAATGTGGAGAGACATTAAAAAACCCCCAGAGGCACCTTGTAGGCGATCCTGGGGGTGGGTGATGAGGAATATCAATCAGAGTTTGAATCCACTAAAAGTATCCTTTTGGAGGTCTTGCTTAATTCCTCCAACAACATAGGACTCAACCTCCGTTTCCTGAGGAGCAACTTGCAATCCCTTAGAGGAGATCCAATGTTGTGTCCAAGGAAGTGGATTATTATTTGCAGAAATGTCATAGACTGGTTTTAGACCAATCACTTTCAGTCTACGATTAGCAATCCATTCAACATATTGTTGCAGCAATTTATCATTGAGTCCAATCATTGAACCATCTCTGAAAAGATAATCTGCCCAACGTTTTTCTTCATTAACTGCACGATCAAACATTGCGTATGTCCACTCTTCTTCCTCTTGGGAAATCTTTTTCATATCTGGATCATCGCCCTGCTTCCACTTATTCAGAATATTCTGAGTGATTGCAAGATGTTGATTTTCATCTCTTGCGATAAGAGAAATGATTTTTGCAGATCCTTCCATGAGTTTAAGTTCACCAAAAGCAAAGGAACATGCAAAGCTAACATAGAAACGAATTCCCTCTAAGATGTTGACATTTGCAATTGCTCGATATAACTTTCGTTTCAGTTCATATCTTTGCTCTTTAAAATTACCCGCACCTTTCTGAGCATGAATCCAATCATTACTGGTTCCATACTGTTGAGCAGATAAGATAAAGTCATCATATGATTCAGTAACACTAGAAGCACGTTCTAGAATTCTTTCGTCTGTAATAATTTTATCTAAAATCTCACTAGGATCTGAATAAACATTCTTGATAATATAAGTGTATGAGCGACTATGAATCATCTCCATAAATCCCCATACTTCCATACATGCTTCAAGTTCTGGTAAAGAACAATATGGCATAAAAGCCATACCAGGACCTCTACCTTGAACAGAGTCAAGCATGATTTGATATTTCAAATTGGAAGTGTAAATATGTTTTTGTTCTGGACGAAGTGTGTGATAATCTCCTCTGTCTTTTTGAAGTGAGACTTCTTCTGGTCTCCAAAAGTAACCTAATTGTTGCGTTGTAAGTTTTTCAAAAATTGGATACTTAAAAGAATCATATCTTTGAATACCCAATGGTTGTCCAAAAAACATTGGTTGTTTTTTGTAATCATGTTTCTTGGTGTTGAACACCGTCATTTCTTTTATTTTCTTTTCCACGTAAGGATCATTAAGAGATACTTTAAACAGCACAGGATTCACACTCTCCCTCCTCTACTTGTGATAGTTCGTCAATAAGTGCATTAAGTTTTGATTTTGTTTCGGGTGCTTCAACTTCATCAGTTTTAGCATCATGGGTGTTTTGATAATAGGATGTTTTCCATCCGTATTTGTATGTAGTTAAAAAGTCATTTGCCATTACCGACACAGGAACTTCATTATCTTGATAGTTTTGTGGATTATAAGACCAATTTCCAGAGATAGCTTGATCAAAAAACTTTTGCATCACAGCAACAACATTAATATAACCACGATTAGACTCCATGTCCCAAAGAAGAGTATAATCGTTTTTAAGAGACGAATATTGAGGAACAACCTGTTTAAGGGGTCCTTTCTTTGACTTTTTAATGGACAGGTAGTCACGAGGTGGTTCGATGCCGTTTGTTGCGTTTGACACAACGGAACTGCTCTCCGAAGGCATCTGTGCAGACAGTGTGCTATGTCGTAAACCATGTGTTTGAATTTCGGCACGTAGACCTTCCCAATCATGCTGCAACTTCTGACTACTAACTTCATCTACATCTTTTTTATACGTATCAATAGGAAGAATACCATCAGCATATTTGGTTCTACCAAAATATTCACAATGTCCTTTCTCTTTGGCAAGTTGGTTAGATGCTTTCAGAAGATAGTATTGGAATGATTCAGAAAGACCATGAACGGCATCCCATGCCCCCTGAGAGTCGTATTTGAATCCAAGTTTGGCAAGGTAATGTGCAAGACCAATGAAACCGATTCCAAGCGATCTCCGTGCCTTTGTACAGATCTCTGCTGCTTTGACAGGATATTCTTGGTAATTAATTAGTTCGTCAAGACTACGAACAGAAAGATCACAAAGACTTTCCAATTCATCATCAGATTTAATCTTGCCGACATTTACTGCTGACAGAATACACAGAGCAATTTCTCCATACTCATCATCAATATGCTGTAAAGGATAAGTTGGAAGAGTAATTTCTTGACACAGGTTGCTCATCTCAACTTTATCCTTAAAGGATGAGTGAGAATTGCAGTGGTCAATGTTCATGATATAGATTCTGCCCGTCTCAGCACGTTCTTTGAGAAGGTTAAGAATGAGTTCTTGCGCTTTAAGAGTCTTTTTTGGAATGGTCGGATTTTTTTCATACGAAACGTAGAGATCGTCAAAACTAGGGAGTCCGAAAGAATCATAAAGTCCAGGTACATCATGTGGAGAGAAAAGTGTGATCTCGCCGTCTCGAATAAACCTTTCATAAAACAACTTGCTAATTTGAATTGAGTAGTCAAGTTTACGGACACGATTATCTTCCGTACCCTTGTTATTTTTGAGAACGATAATGTCTTCTATTTCTTGGTGCCAGATTGGGAAGTGGACAGTCGCTGATCCACCACGGATGCCATTTTGAGTGCAGCATCGGACAGTTGCTTCAAACTTTTTGAGGAATGGAATAACGCCTGTGTGCTGAACTTCTCCACCTCTGATTTTACTGTTGATGCCCCTGATGCGACCTGCGTTGATACCAATTCCTGCTCTTTGTGCAACATACCTACCAATTGCCATATCAGAGCTGAAGATGCTATCAAGGGTGTCATCAACATCAACAAGAACGCAACTTGCAAATTGGCGAAGTGAGGTTCTAACACCTGCCATGATTGGCGTAGGAATGTTGAGTTTATGTTTGGAGATTGCGTTGTAGTATCGTTTGACATAATCGAGCCTCGTTTCTTTCGGGTAATCTCTAAAAATAGTCAAAGCGATCATGATATACATGAACTGTGGAATTTCGTACAACTTACCCGTGCTTCTATCTTGCACAAGGTACTTATCAACCACCTGGCGCAGGCCTGCATAAGTAAACAAAAAATCGCGATCATGATCAACATAGGTGCTGACCCTTTCAATTTCCTCTAAGGAATACTTAGTAAAAATTTCAGCGTCGTAAACTTTTTGATGAACACAATTAACAATATGAGATTTCAGATCGGGAACTTCCCACATCTTTCCATAGAGACCTTTTCTCAAAGAAAAAAGAAGAAGTCTGGCTGCAACAAATTGATAGTTAGGATGATCTAAATCAATCAAGTCAGAAGCAGAACGAATCAGAATTTCTTGAATCTGATCTGTTGTAATACCATCGTAAAATTGAATTCCAGAGTTGATCTCTACTTGGGAAGCAGAGACGCCTGAGAGACCTTCACATGCCTCTTCAACCATCTTGTGCATCTTTTCAAGGTCAAGAGATTCAACGCGACCATCTCTCTTTTTAACTTTGATTCCGTTACTCATATTTTCTTCCAGATTGTAAACTTTACTTTTGCTTCTAAACCAGAGTAGACATTTGATTCTACTATATTTTGAACATTGTGTCCAGACAAAACCATGTCATTGATGTCTTTTTCTTTTACACCAGTTGGCCAGATGACGATTTTTTCTTCTCGATTAATGGTGCGGGCAATGCGGGCGACGATTTCTGCATTTCTTGGTTCGTTATCATAGATCCACACAGGATTACCAATCCCCCACTTATTAATATCAGCATCAGCTCCACACATAGCAATCGAATTGCGAATGAATGTTGAGTCAAATGGTCCTTCTGTGATGAAAACTGGAAGTTTCTTGTCGATGCTATCGAGTCCATAAATTTTTGGTTCATCTTCACTCAACATTATGGTAATATATTTATTGATAGAATGATCAATTGATCTTCCTTGTAAACCGATTAGTTGATCATTTCGATACAAAGGAATAATAATACGGTCATCATCCCAGTTTGTATTGGAAAAGGTTGGTTTTATTTGATTCACAAATTCCTTAAATCTTTTCGCATAGAAGAAGATGGAAGGATCAATCTTTCTTTTAACCAAATAATCTCTTGCTCTTGGTATGTCAGATGCTTTTTGTAAAAGTTGTTTGATTGGATCTTTATCAAATTTTGGTGTAGATGTTTTAACAACTTCTTCCACAACCAATGGAGTATTTGTTGTAAAATTCTTCCCAGTAAATCCATTTTTGAATTTCTCTAATGTGAACTGCTTATGCAACTCAACATCAATTTGTTTGAGAAAATTATTAAATGATAAAGAAATGCCACAATTGTGGCACTTGAAGTTTGTGTTGTTTTTTACTACGTAGAGATAACCCCGTGCTTTGTTTCTATTTCTTTGGGAGTCTCCACAAATAGGGCATCGAAAGTTATATAGATTTGACTTTACCCTTTTAAACTTTGCAAGACGCGATGATAAAAGTCCAATATATTTGCTATCGATTTGATTCATTTATAACAGTCGCTACTGGTCTCAGTATAACACCAGAATCGATTGATATCAATGATTTAATTGACTCTAATGTTTTTGGGTTTGTAGATACTAAAATTATTCCGATTGCTGAAATGGTTGCCCATAATTTTTTTTCGAGCAATTGAATTTTTGAAGTAACCAAGTTGTGGTCGAGGTCCATTTTATCACGGAGTTTGTCAATTCTATCAAATAATATTGAGTCAATTTCCTCTTGTTTCGATATTTTTTCTTCATGGACGGCAAGCATCCTTAACACATTACTATTTACTTCACTTAATTTTTCAATAGCAACATCTAACTTTGTAACTACTGTTGAAAAATCATCAACTCTTTGTTCTAGCACAGCGACTTTAACTTGGTTGTTATTTGTTTCCATTTCCGAAGTAAGGGTTAAAGTTCATCACCTTACGCATGACTTTTTTTTCCTCCCGCTTCTTTCTTTTTTGCATCAAATGGTCAAGATACTTTTTAACATACTTTTTTCTTCCATCCAATTTTACAGGAGGTTCATCTGGGGGAAGACCAGCAATTTTTCCACCTGATACTGAATTTGTGGGAACTTCCTCAGAAACAGAAAACTCTTGATATAATGCACTTCTAAATGCATCAATAACTCTGTCGATTTTATCCTTTTCCATGATAGATCCTTTGAAGTTCCGAAAGACACTGAATGTCAACCTGTATATCATGAAGACCTGTTCTCTTAGGATACTCAGGTATTCTATTTAGAAATAGAATAAAAGTTTTAACAGTATCCCAAAGATCTGGTTCTATTTTATAGAACAACATTGGTGTTGCAGCTTCACCAAAAATATTGTAGATGATTATAAAATGATTTAGCAAAAGATGCGTTTTTAATTCCCCAGTCTTTTTATATTTTTTAATCAATCTTTTAATATATTTAAAGTGATTCATGTCTTTATCAAAGTCATCCTTTGATACAGCCTGAGGATTATTATAGTTTTGAATCGCAAAAATCAAAAAGTTTTTTTCATTCAGTTCATCAAAATTCATCACGTCTTTTGCTAATTAATTATTATTCAGGTGTTGGGTAATGGATGCTGTCGTCAGTTGTGATACCAGACATTGCAACAAGAGTTTCTTTCTTAACTCTTAGAGAACCAGAACTATCAACATAAGTGATGATTCCAACCCAACCTTCACTTTCTAAGCGATAACTTGTTGTAGAACTTGCCCAAACATCCGTTCTACCAATACCATAAACAAGAGAATCATAATTGGTATGAGTATGAGAATACTGCGAATCTTTGATTGTATATTTTGGAAGTTGACTTACATGAAACGATGTTCCTGCAACCGCTGCGCCACTCAATCCAGCAGTAGATCCAATTGTCAGTTGGGCGGTGCTTGCGATACCAACGATTACAGCATCTCCAATGAAAATTCCACCGCCGCCGCGAATACCAAACCTAATGACATCACCAGTGCCAGCAGCACCAACTTGACCAAAAGTTGTTGCTGTACCAGTTACGGTTAGAGTTGTGTAATTCAGAGATACGGTTCCACCAGAACCAACGCTATCATTATTTCCCCAGAGTGCCATGTCTGTCTTCCGATAAAATTTATTTGCTATAAGATATTTATAAAAAAAGGAGACCTTTACTTTTTGTCTCCTTTGCGTAAAATTAATCTTAAAAAGTTAGCTGTAAAATCTAACAACCCATTCTCTTCAAACCTTTTTGTTTTTGATAACCACTCAGAAGCAGTCAACAATAAACCAAGGACAATGGTTATTCCCCAGTTAGATACAAAACAGGAAATCATACTTGTGGAGTAAAGAGTTTATCCTTTACTAATTCATAGACAACGTTATCAATGCTGTTATCTGTGCTATCAACATACTTTTTCAGTAAGTCTAAGACAAGATTCTTTACTGCTGGATTTGCAGCAAGTAAAAGAAGAAGTGGTTTTACTACCGCAACTACTGCGCCCATGATGTCCTCCGTGTAAAAAGTATTCCGATCTATTTAGGAATTAATCTCTTGGAGAATGCATCATGTCCTGCGCTCTCTGAGCAGCTGCGCGACGCATTGCTACTTTTTGTGCAGGTGATCTTTGTGCTCCATATTCACCAGCAGCAGGTGGTTTTTGTTCAGGAACTTTTTTCTCCCCTCTTGGTTTGACACCCATTCTACCAGAACCCATCATCTTAGAAACTGCTTTAAACGCAGGACTTGGCTCAGGACCTCCTGGATTTCCTTTGTCCCCTCTTCTTCTTTCATCAATTTGTTCGATACCCTCTGCTACTTTCTTTGCCATTTTGGTGGCAGTAGCATACATGACTTCTTTACCACGTCCAGGATATCTCTTTTCAAAGTCACCAGCACTCTTCTTCATTGACTTTACAATCTCTTCCTTCTTTTTGGTTTCAACAGAAGTCAGAGTCTTTTCTTCAAGATCATACTCAACTTCCTCTGTGGTATGACCAATTGGAATTTGTCCTTGCTGTTGTGCTTGAAGCCTTTGACGATCAAGAGTTTGTTGCTTCATCATCATTTGCTTTTTTCTTGCAAGCATTTGTTTTCTTAAAGCATTGTCTTTTTGCATCAATTGAATATCATCCTGCTTTGCAGTTGTTCCTGTTGGTGGAGTTGTCTCTCTACCAGGCATTTGAGTTACTGCCTCACCAACATCCATCAATCTTTGTGCTGCACCGTCTGCAACCTTAGAAATTCTTTTTGCAACCCTATAAAGTCCCTTTTTAATTTTATTTCTGACTCTCTTTCCTTTTTCACTATCATAAGCAGTCTTGCCTTTCGTATAGGCTTTCTTTACTGCACTCTTCATTCTTTCCATTTTGGTTTGCTTTAAACCTGTGGTATCAGTATCATGACCATAAGTAACTTTTGCTTCATTTAAAATTGCAATTTCAATGTCAATTTCTTCAATAATTGCTTTGCGAACTTCAAGAAGATCATACTCTCCTTTAATTTCTTCATAAAACTCTACAAGAGTTTGTTCAATTAATTCATCACTAATGTGATAATAATCAACATCAACAACATCAGAGAAAACACCAACAAATTCTTCTGCTTCCAAAAGTTCACCACCAAGATTTTGAGCAGATTCACCCATTGTTGGATTTATCTTAATTTTATTTTGAATTTTTTTCTCTTTAACTTTCTTTTTATTGTCATCAAGTTCATCGGCAACTTCATTTAAAGAATCTCTCCAAGAATAAAACTCTTCTTTTCTGGTGGCAATTGCTGCACCACGAACCTTACGACGATTTAAAAGATACTTATCTGTCTTATCGTGGTCTCCATCATTATCAATGTCTTTGTCTTCACGTCCAACTGGATCAAGTCCTTTTCCTGCCTTAACTTTTGAAGTATATTCTCCTCTTTCCTTTTCACCCTCGTATGGTTTACCATACTTTGTCATTTCAACAGAAGAAATGTTTGGATTTAAACGAAGTTGTGAAATCTTTTCTCTGGTTGCATAACGAACATATGTTTTACCAGATTCTTTGTCTCTTACACGAACCTGAAATTTTCGATCTCCTGCTTTTTGAATTTCTTCGACTTCCTCAACAAGACCAAGTTTTTCTTTGACTGCTGTTTTTTCTTGACCAGTCATTGAACTATTTCCAGTGTATTGACTGAAAGCCTGTTCCAGTTCAATGCCTTCTCTTCTTGCACGATAACGAATATCGTAAACTGCTTGACGAACTCTTTTTGCAGATGCCTCTTCTGAGGTTCCACCCTTTTGTACTTTTTTACCTTCTCCGTCACCACCTGCTTTGATTTTTGGTTCCAAAACTTCCGCAACATAAACGGCAGAGATATCATTAAGGATGTTATTTGACATTGTTCAACTACGTAGTCTTTTTCTTATACTTATTTATGAATTCGCGAATATTGGTCTGTTTGTAACCACTATACGGTTTTGCACCAGGTTGAAGATTTGTTTTATCTCCCTTTTCAAAACCGGGAGTCATGTCTACCGCATACTTGAAATATCCACCAGTTCCCACAAGTGTATTTGGTTTTCCAGAAACTCTCATCTTTCTTTCCATTCTTTTTTCAGTATATTCCATAACGTCTCTAATCCAAGATTTGAACATAACATTATTTTCGGTCACACAAATCAAATAATTTGCTCCACGACGAATAATTTTTCCAACCAAACCAGTGTTGAGATTTTCAACCATCTCACCAACTCTATAAATTTTCTCTTGAATATAATTTTCTCTAAGGTTATTCCAATCAAACTTTGGAGCAATTTCCCAAAGATTCCACCCCTCATCAACTTTCATTGACTTACGAATAGTCATGTATAATTTTCTAGCGGCTTTATCATCAAGTGCTTTTGGAACACCAGTTCTAAAAGCAGCAAAATCACCTTCCGCCGCAACTTTACGAAGTTTTGATGCAGACATTCCTTCTACACCTTCTGCATCAGGATCTCTCCCACCAGCAGACACCACATTGATGTCTGCAAAATCATAAAGATCACCATTATATTTTGTTACAAGTTTTTCAAATTCTACTTGACGATCTGATCCAACAACAATATTAACAGATGAGTATCCATCAGCATGTGCTTGCTTCAAAACATCAAAGATAGTTTTTGATGCAGCATCGTTCACAATTCTCTCACCATGTTTTGGATACATTTGTCTCATGTACGAAATTTTTGTATCTGGGTCAAGAGGATTCTTTTTAGGATCCTCAGATCTTGATGGATATATTTTATATTCCCCCTTACCAGCAACGTCAGCAACTTTATCTAAAAGTTTTTCATGACCAACAGTTGGTGGATTAAATCGACCAAAAGCAATCGTAAGTGCTCCCTTATCTTCTACTTCTGCCTCTGGTTCTTGCTGTTGAGGAGGTTGTGTCTGAGTTGCAACAGGTTGTTGATTTGCATCTGTCCTTTGCTGTGAAGGATCCTGTTGCCCAATTCTTTGATTCTGATTAAAAAACTTTAATCTGCCACCCTCAGTTTTTGCTACAAACTCTCCGTTTTTATCATACCATCCACCATGACCATCACCAATCAAACCAAGACGAGTCGCTTGCATAACAGCAAGAGACTTTGATGCCTCGGATAGAAATCGTGAAAAACTCTTCATATTTTGTATTGATATACTTTTATTTATTGTTTAGTATTTACCTATCAATAACACACTTTTGATACATCTGTTGTTTAAACTCGTCAGATAAAAATGCAAAAAATTGTGGTTGTGATTTAAAATCGCCTTTATATCTTAATTCCAAGTTTAAAATAGTAACTCCATCTTTTTTTAGTTTATAAAAACACTTAGCAGCCTTAGCATTTAATTTTTTTTCTCTGTCAATTTCCATTACATATGGTTTACTATTTCCTGCCAGATCTGAAAGACCACATAGAATAGAATGTTGAGGAGTAACAGCAGCTGCAACTAATCTTGGTCCACTACTTTTTGAATAATCTGCATATCCAGTAATCAATGCAAACTCAAAATGATAATCACCAATTTCTTTTGCACGAAGACGAGTTTGCATTTTTGTTTTTAAAACAATGTCAATTAAACCCTCGGCAAAAATATTTACATTTTTTGAAAGAATTGTATTAAAATCTTTAAATAATTCACAGTCAGGATCAGACAATTCATTGTTCATAAATGCACGTAATCCATCAGAGGTTTCTTCATCTAATGAATCTGTTCCAGTTCCTTTCAATTTTCCTTTGATATCGGATAATTCAATTGGTTGAATAGAATTATTATTTCCTTTTAAATTAATAAGAGCTCTTGTTTTATTATTTACCTGTACTGTTGCGTTCCATATTTGCTCATAAGTCATCGTCTCCAATCCATCAACATAAATTATTCCCTGCTTTTGAGCCCTTCTCATGAGTTCTGCAAAATATCTAGCACGAACATCAACTAATTCTTGTTTTGTCTTATTGAATGCTGGACCATTCAAAAAAGTATCAAATGCTTTATTAATTAAAGTTGGATCTGCTCCCTTTGCATTTGATTTTTTCTTCAATGATATTCCATAAAATACATCTTCTTTAACTTGAATTACAAGATCAGAAGAGTTGTAATCGAAGTTGTCAGATTCATTTTGTAATCTAAATTTTTGTACGGTTGGGGGCCAAGTTGATCCCGTCATGAAAACTTTTTCAGCGATTGAGTCATTATATCCATCCATGTCTTTGATGAATTTTTTAACTCCAATTGCAGCAGAAAATCCAGCCACTACGTTTTTGATCAAATCAGTTACATCCTTATCCTTCATTCCTCTTGGAAGATCAAACATACCACGATAAACTGCGGCGGAGGATCCATATTCAACCTTTGATCCACTAGCAACTTTTTTACCCTCATTCAACCAAGATAGAACAGATGCACTGTTACTACAAACTTGTTTCATTTCTATTTCATTCATTGTTAGACCAACTGCACAAAATATTTCAGATGGTTCTAACTTAGTTTTTTTTTCAGTAGATGAAATTGGCATCGTTAAAGCATTGTTATCGACTCCAACTATTTAGAAGTGGAGGATATCGGACTCGAACCGATGGCATCTTGCTTGCAAAGCAAGTGCTACTACCAACTGAGCTAATCCCCCAATAAAAACATTATAAAACCCACTCAACTAAAAGTCAAGTGGGTTAGAGCAACCTTCCGTGGTTATTTATCAGCGAACGTTCTTAGCATACCACTTCTCAAAGTACTCTCTACGCTTATCACCTCTTGGGGGCATAGGAGTTCTTTCTCCACGAACAGGAGCATATTTCTTCTCCTGCTTTCTTTCATACTTCTCTGGGTTCTCACGAGCGTATTGTGCTTCACCAATAACAATCTCAATCGCTTCCTCATCAATCACATTTGCCATCATCCACTCTGCTTCTTCCAGAGTTTCTGCATATCCTTCTACTTGAAGGAACTCAAGAACTACATCAAAAATATCAAGTTCTTCTTTCTTTAGATTTGCTCTGCGGTATTGTAGTTCTGTGCGTTGTCCGCTAGTCATACGACCTTGACCGTGAGGTCTCTGGGAACCACCTGCAGGGTTGGGACCAGTGTTCTTTACACCACGATAAGTGTATGCAGCACCACTCAACTTAGAGGTTCCAGAAACTATCTTACCAGCATTAGAACGTGAGTCCTGATACTCAGTTTCCGACTGTCCGTGCTTACCTTTGTAGAGTTCATCAACGTTCTCTAGTTCTTCTCTATTCAACCTTTTTGCTGCTTGCTTATCATAAAGTCTTTTTGCTTGTGCTGCTTTTCCTGCAGCACCTTCTCTATCACCAGCAGCAGCAAGTTTGCCACGCTTGATATCTGCTGCCTTTGATGCTTTCAGTGCAAGATCAGCAGAGATTTCATCAATCTGTTCAACTTCTTCATCCATTTCTTCTACATCTTCTTCGTCTTCTTTTTTGGAAGACTTTTTCTTAGTATCTTCTTCCTCTTCTTCTTTTTTCTCGCGCTTTGCTTCTAAAATTTCTTCGGGAGAATAAACTCCCACATAGGCTTCAAAAAGTTCTCTATAAAGTTTACTGTTCATTTTAAATCATTTTAGTTTCCTAAAACATATTTATAAATTTTCGATTCCTCCGTTTACTTTTTCTTTATTAAATCCAAGAGTAACTTTCTTTTTTTCAGATCTTTTTTTTCATCACAAGACCTGCAAGAGACTCCATGACTTTTAGAATGTCTTCGGTTTTACAACCTTCACCCAACTCAGAAGCAACGAAATGAAATTTTAGAAAAAATTCTTCTGCTATCTCTTTGTACTCTTCAAGAGTAATTGGTTTATCCATTTATTACTTCCTCAATTGATTGATCAAGATTAGTGATAACTTCTCGTATTTCATTAATACGTTCAGGAACAATTGATGTATCTGTTGTGTAACCTTTCTGACAATCAAAAAGAACCTGACGAACAGCAGCAACGGAACGTACATCCATTTTAATAGTTACTTTACTCACAGGTCTCCCTCCTTACGATTTTTATATGTATAATAAAATTACAAATCACCTTCTTTTCTATTCTCTGATTTGTAAACTGAGAATGTTCCTTCTGGATAACGAGCACTCAGTTTCTCATAATTCATTTGAAGAATTTCATCAAAGTTGGTATCAAGAGCCATACATGCCTGAGCAAGATACCAACAGATGTCTCCGAGTTCACGCTTCAAATGAAAAGCATTTTCTTCATTGTACGGTTTACCTTGAAGGAAAACTTTCTTAATCACTTCTGTAAACTCACCTGCTTCGGCGGACATTCCAAGAGCAGCAGTCAAAAGACGAGGAACATCTGCGTCTGCTTCAACATCAAGTTGAGTCATGCGAGAAAGAAGTTGTGCCAAATCAGTGCTTGCTGGACTAGTGGTCTGGCGAACAAATTCAATATATTTTTGAGTATCAATTGTTTTTGTCATACTTTTATAGGTTGTAGTTCACTTTCTTGTAGTTTATTTTGATGCTGTTTAAGTCTTTTGGGTTCTTTCGGTTTATCTTTTTCAATTGGAACAATTTCATTTGTAGGTAGTGCTTTTGGCATTTGAATATCTACATCTTGTCCCATCAAAAATTGATTCCTCGTAATTGTTCTAGTTTGTGGGTCAAAAGATACTATCATTAAAGCATCAATTTCATCAGCACAATCACAGATTTTTCTGCCAGATCTTTTGTCAATTACGGAAAAATAATCTTCCGAGTTATATTTCAAAACTTGAATCCCCCAAACTTATCTTTTAATGTGGTTTTCTCTTCGTCATCATAGTCGGAGTTACCCATGTTGTCAATCATATCATTTTGTGCAACTTGTTCACAATCAAAAAGACGCATCTTGGCACGATCAATACCAACCACAAATCGTTTGTTAACTGTTGGATCATTGTAACGATTTTTCAACTGCTTCACCATAATCTGCCCCAACTGTTCCAGGTCTTCTGTACTAATAAGAGCAAACATAAGATCAGCAGTAGCAGGAAGACCAAAGGATTCAGAAGTATCAGTGAGGTCAACATCAGTGCTACTATAACCTGAACGAGTAGTTTGAGTAGCACTAACGATAGGGACATTGAACTCCACAGCCAATCCTCGTAGCTCTTCTGCAATCGCCTTAATATACGAATATGAATTAACAGTGCCGTTTCCGCGATACCGTGAGGAAGCACATATATTAAGGTAATCAATGAAGATAATATCAGGTCTAAATGACTTTTTAATAGATAACTCATTTAGTAGTGCCCGAAAATGTCCGACATGTGCAGAAGCAGTTGGATATTCTTTAATGATTAAAGAACCCTGAGTCTTCTTAGCAATGCTATTTACTTTATTTTCAAACATTGATTTTGGAAGTTCTCCAATCTTTTGAATATTAAGATTTAAAAGATTGGCATCAATTCTCTCAGCAATTTTTTCTTCTGCCATTTCACAAGTAATGTATAAGACATTCTTACTTTGAGATAGAGCAGCTGCGGCAACGTGACACATAAACAAAGATTTACCAACGCCAGTGCCAGCAAGAGCAATGTTTAGAGTTTTATTCGGAAGGCCACCCCTCGTAATCTTATTGAAAAATTCTAGATCGAAAGGAATTTTATCTTCTTTGCGATGATAGTATTCATATCGACTTTCATAGTCTTCGAGATAATCGTGACCAACCTGACTATTAAAACTTACAGAGAGGGCATCAGAGAGAATTGAAGGAATTGCATTCCTTCCTCGTTTCTCATCTTTACCGTCAGCAATTTGAATTGCATCCATCAGAGCAATATAAATTGCCCGATCACGACACCATTTTTCAGTAGTGTCAACCAACCACTCATCATTAGATTCAACTTCTTCAAATGAAGAAACACATTCAACTATCTCTCTATATGAGCTTTCGTTAATGTCAGTTCTATTCTCAATCTCAATCAAAAGAGACTCTTTATTTGGAATCTGATTATACTTTTCTACAAAAGAAAAAATTTCTTGAAAGATGACTTTTTCTTTTAGTTCTTGAAAATATTCTTCTTTGATAAACGGTATAACTTTTCTTGTATACTTTTCTTTTTGTAGAAGATTATTGAGAACTAAAAGTTCAATTTTCTCCATAACTAAATTCCTTACGTGCGATTTGATCAAGTTGTTGCATTACTTCTTCGGTGAAGTATAGTTCAGGTTCTTTTAGAATCTGTTTGGCATAAATCTTCTTGCCTTCAATCTCATAACGTCCTGCTACATTCTTCCAGAGTCCACCAATCTCACCAAGTTCCAGAAGACCATAATAACGATCAAGGCCGCGCTTATCATAATACAAACGGACTTCAACATCTTTATTCTCCTTACTCAGACGCGATTTAGCAGTCTTAGCCTTGATAATATTGCCGACCACTTCTGTTCCATCCTTTTCTTTCTTTTTGCTGAGATAGATGATCGTAGATGCTGCGTATTTGAGTCCAGAACCTCCGCCCATTTCTTTCGTTGGTACGTAAGCTCCGATGACATCGTATGTATGATTTGTGACAATGAGGGGAACATTTGCTTGACCTAGTTTGAGTGTGAGCATTCGAAATGCACCTTTGACCAGTTGGGATTTGGTCATATCACGAACTTGTTTGTTGTTCAGTGCATCGGTAATTTCTTTCTCAGTAGAAAGCATACCCAAAGAGTCTAACACAAAAATACAAGGTTTGCGTTCTTCTACTGGTTTTTTAAGATAAATGTCTACTGCTTTAAGTGCCTTACTGCGAAACTCTTCTATGGTGACAACATTAACCACGATAAGACGTGATGTGTCAATGCCACGTGATTGCAAGAGAGATTTAGTAATGGCAGCCTCAGTATCAAAATATAGACAATAACCATCGGGGTGAGTATCAAGAAAATTCTTAACCACAGCGAGGGAAAAGAAAGTCTTTCCAGTAGAAGACTCTCCAGCAATAGCAGTAATCTTATTCCCAGATACACCGCCAAATATGCTACCTGAAACCAATGCGTTAAAAATGTACGAACCCGTGTCAACATACTTTTCCGTCTCATCAATATCTGCGGCGAGTTGTGTATACTCACCACCAATCTCTTTTACGATTTCTTTAAGGAATGTTAATCCAGAGTCAGTCATTTTATCCGCCATTCTACACAAGATTATACTACAAAATTTTGGTGCCGTCAAATATTTTGAGGAACGGCACGATATCCTTTATGTGACTTTATTCCTCTTTTATAATTAAGCATATTACATATGGTCGCCTTATCTAAATCATTTTCTCTACAAAACTCTGCTATATTTTTACCATAAATTATTTCACCATCTGGATTTATAATAGAAAAATTTTTACTTTTTTTCTCCACTATTTTATTTACAACTTCAATATCTCTTTTCTTCCCATACAAAAAATGCTTTTCTCCTTTCTTACATTCACTCAATTTTCTCCTCGTTTCTTCTGAAACTTTTCTACCTTTATTTTTTTGTCCTATTTTTCTTTTAGTTTCTTCAGAATGCAATTTTCCATAATTAGGAGGTATTCTACCTTTTAATGATTCGCTCAATTTTTTCTTGTGCTCTTCATTTCTATTTTTAGAATATTTACTCATTTTATTTTTAATTTTTTCAGTCATAACATATGGTTTTTTACCTTTCTTTGATTCAGACATTCTAATTCTTGCACTTTCATAAAGATAAGAATTATAATATTTACCTTTTGATTTCATTAAAATATGAGCGTGAATCATTTTAATAGTTCTCTTATCTTTTAATCCATATCTCTTTATAAATCCTTTTTCCAATAATGCGTGGACGATATAATGCTCTCGTGCCGTAAGTACAGCAATTTTATCATTTTTACCAAAAATACTTATAGGAAATATATGATGTCTTTCTGTGTAATCGTTAGGAGCAATTCTACTTTCTGCTTTCCTAATAAGATTACAATAAACTCTTAGATAATTCATTTCTACTCTAACTTGTTCGCAATACTATTTATATAAGAAAGGGGGGACATTTCTGCCCCCCAAACTTTACCTGAAAGGTGCGAACAAGTCAGGTATTATTATTTATAGTTATCATCTTCAATATTTTTCATTATAAAGATCAACAAGAAGTTTTCCATTATAGGTCCAATAAGATGTTCCTCTTTTAGATCCACCTAAAAAATAATTTACAATAGAACTCATAGATGTCTTCTTTCCATTAAAAATTACATCGTTATTAGGACTTGATACAACGCAAGTAATTTTTGGATCATTTATATAATGTAAGGTTGCCCCAAGTGGAATTCCAAAATCACAAAATCTAAATTTTGGTTTTTGTTTTTTAGTTGAATTTTTTAAAAACTGAAATTGTGAATTTGGTTTATTGTATTTTGTTGAAACTTTTTTTACATCCTTTTCTTCAATCAAAGAATTTTGTCGTTCAAATTCTTGAGCGGTTAAACAAATCATAGTTGAAATTAAGGTAGGGTTTTTAATTGCATACCCATTACCAAGTCTAGCATCAATACTTTGAACTGCGTGATGTAAATATTGATCTGTAATCCACTCAGCGTAATTTAAATTTGAATTTGCCATATGTATGTGTATGTAAAGGCAAATCTATTATAGGCGATAAAAAAAGAAGTGTCAACCCTATGCTACCATCCCGTATTGTTCATGAAGAATTTTTTTATAAGGTAAACCTTGGTCTTTAAGTTCTTTTACCAGTTTAAGTTTTTGAAACAATGCTGTGTCTCCACCAAGAGCCATAGCATTAACAATAGTATTCAGTTCTTCATCAGTAATAGGTAAATCCATCAATTCCACCTCAGTGTATCCAGATATTTTAACACATTTTCTCGAACATCCATAAGCTCATGAAAACATTTTTGATCATGTGCTGCTTGCCTAAGTTCATTATCTGGTTTAAGTGCAGACTCTATAAACAAATCCACTCCCCTATTCCATTTTGTCTGTTTTGATTCTGCATCATATACTGTGTATTCATTATTCATGAGAAAAAGTCCTCCAAAGAAATTTGTTTTTCGGATTTCCATCCAATTGCATCAAGTACAACTTTAAGTGGATCTAGAAAACCTTTGTCGAATTGCATGTCATAATTAACATACTTTTCTATGCCTAACTCCCTCGGAAACTCTTGAATAAAAGAGAATACATTTTCATATATTGGATTGGGAGTTTTTAAATAGCAAAACTTGATCTTTTCTCCATTTTGAATAAATGAATACTTGGTATCAAGATTCTTCATTTTTATATAGTGATTATACAACAAAGCTCCTCTGGCGTGAATAGGTGTTCCTTTGTTATAAATTATGCTAGTTGATCGATGCTTGTTTACATCGCTAACTGTTCGAGGGAAAGAAATTTCTTCTGGTGTCATCTTTTTAAAATCAGATCTACACCTATCAATGAAATCAATCAGATCATCTTCGGTAGAAGACATGATTAACTTCAAAGCATCTTTAATCATTTGACGACATGGAGCAGGTGTTGAAGACTTAACTGCTTCAATGCCCATAATTTTTAATTTTGGTTCTTCATAACGAACACCCTCACTATCCCATACGTTGAGAATATAACGCTTCTTGGCAGTCCAAATGCCACGATCCGCGATGTTCTCTCGTTTCATTTGCATCTTTTGATCATATGCATTAACATATTGCGCCAAGGACTTATAAGCGTTTTCAATATAAGGTTCAAATTCCATCTCACAGATCTTATTAAGGAACGAGACAACGCTCTCAGTAGTTTTTTCTCTCCCGTTGTACACAGCATGTACGAGAGGACCAAGATTGAGGTAGATAGAGTCAGTATCCGAAGCAATAACATAATCAACATTTTCTGTTTTCAAAATTTTATTGATGTGCTGATTCATCTGCATTTCAATCCATCTGATACTTACTTGACCAGATAGAGTAATCGCTTCTGCATTTGCTAGTTTGTAATACCTGAAATACTGATTGCCAATTGCACCATATGCAGAATTGAGAGAGATCTTCTTTGCCATCTGAATATTATTGCATCGAGCAATTTCCTTTTCTAACTCCTTTGTCTTTTTTTTCTCATATTCTTTTTTAGCAGTAATCATCTTCTTTTTGAAGATGACTCGCTCGTTATACATCTTTTCCATGAGTTCTGGAAGGAATCCACGCACATCTTTACGGAACATTGCTCCGTTCGCACAAACTGCCTTGTCCTTATACAGTTCAAAGGTAATCTCCTGGTTCAGGATCTTATCCACAGTCACAGTCGGGTGCCTCTCATCCAAAAGAGTTTCTGGTGAAATATTGTACTGCATAATAAGGTGTGGATACAGTGAGTTCAAGTCAAAACTCACCACCCAGTCATACTTACCAGGAATGGGTTCTTTTACATAAGCACCAGCATACTTCTCATTTTTCTCTGTTCTATCTTTCGGTGGAATGACGATATCTCTCTTTTTGAGATAGTTATAGATGATATTATCCCACATGCGAACTTGATAGAACACATCACTATAATTAACTTTGGCATCATACGCCATCGTTAAAGCTAATTCAATCAACTTCATCTTGTCTTCCAAACGGTCAACAAGTTCCACATCAACGATGTTGTACTCTACAAACTTATTCCAACCTTTCGTATAAAAATCTTTGAAGGTATCGAACTCAGAGTGATCCAGTTTTTTCTGTCCGAGTTCTACGTTGGCAATGTAATCCAATCGATATGATTCTTGTGCTTTGTACGTGAACTTTTTGTACAGATCTAGGTAATCAAGTTGAGTAACTCCACCAATATCGAAAGCAATATTCTTACGACCAGAAATCCACACCTCTTCCTGTGTTACCAATCCCCAAGGAGAAATCCGTTTGAGTACTTTTTCACCAAGAATGCGATTAATTCTTCCACAGATGTATGGAATATCATAAAGTTGGACATTCCAACCAGTGATTACTTCTGGTGTGTGAGTTGCCCACCATTCCAAAAAGTTTTGCAAAAGAGATTGCTCACTTTCACACAAGATGTATTTGGCATTGGGGTTTGTTGATTTAAAAGGTTTTCTTCCCCAAGTAGTAATCTTTTTAGTTGAATAGTCTTGAATAGTAATCAAAAGCATCTCTTCTGAACAAGATTCCGTATTAGGGAATCCATATTCTGATTGAACTTCAATGTCAAGAGTAATTAGATTGATTTTGGTAATATCAAACTTAATTTCATCTTCTGGATATTTTTCAGAGATGTATTGGCATACGTATCTGTCATTTCCATAGATTTCAAATCCTTCTACATTATCATATTTCTTATAGAATTCTCTACAATCTCGTACAAATCCTGGTTGAATTGCTTCAACATGCTCACCAGAAAGAGTCTTATGCTTTGTTTTCTTTTTTGACTTCACAAAGAGAGTTGGTTTAAACTCATCTGTGGTCATGAAACTTTTTCCATTTTCATAACCACGAACAAGAAATCGATTACCAACCATCTGCACATTAGTATAAAATCGCACTAGTCAGTTACCTTCTGATATCGTTCAAGTAGTTTAGTATTTGGTTCCGCAATTGTCAAAATTTTATCAGAGTGAATCATAAACTCACTTTGAGATGTAAAATCTGACAACCAAGGAGTTAATGTGCCATCAATTAAATTGACACAAAATGGATTTATAAGTTTACAATCTGGTTCGCCCAACTCCGAACCAACTTCATCAATTTTAGAGATCAGCGTTTGATTCGCCAGAACTAATAGTTTTATCATCTTTCAATACCTCATTAATGTACATGTTGCGAAGATTATCAACTGGTTCAATCATCGTTACAACCCAGTCAACATTTACTGGAATTTTAACATTCTTAGAAAGTGGCATCCAGGGAAACATCTTAATTTTGAATCCCTTAGCTGCCTCATCCCGAGTAACTCCCTCAGTATCCATAAGTTTTACGATACAAGGTTTGGTTAAAAAATATCCAATAGTTCTTTCTTCAATAACCATTTCCTCAATATCTGCGATAATGTCTTCGCCAGACTTCATCAAAACCAATTTAACTGTCATGATTTTTGTTATTTTCCATCACATTTTAGCAAGAAAAAAAGGAGGAGTCAACCTGGATTTTGCCAGGGACTCCTCGCGCCGACGATATTCAATTCTATTTAGAGATAATCCTTTCGTTTATGATGATCAGGAACAATTCTACCAAGAGTAATACTCAAAAGACCATCCTCAAAATCAACTGATCTAACTTCCGTATCATCAGAGAGTGTCCACGAACGTGTAAAACTCCGTTGAGCCAAACCCTTATGGAGATAGTTGGACTCCGTTTCTTTGTCTTCTTTCTGACCTTCAACGAAGAGTTTACCGTCTTGGGTGTACACATAAACTTCTTTCTTTTTAAATCCAGCAAGAGCAAGTTCAAGTCGTGATTCTACGTTGCTGACTTGAACTAAATTATATGGTGGATAGTTAGTGGTTGTTTCGTGCAGATGGAAAAGACGGTCAAAGTATTCATCCATTCCGATTGAGTTGCGAGTAATCTTCTCCATCAGGGCAGGAAGATCCGCAGCGGTATAACGCATGAGATTAGTCATTATGGTAGCTCCTTTTTTAAAGCGAGTTTGTGTTTTGTGGACCCTTTCGGCATCCAATAATAATTATAACACATCACAAAAAAAGACGGATATGAAACCCGCCCATAAAAGTGGGGTTATTCCTCCACCTTTTTAGTTTTTTTACCAATGTTGTATTTTTGTTCCAGAATCCACTCGTTCTTTTCTTTGTAAGAAAGAACTTTGATCTGATTGAGTGGTGCAATATCAAAAATTGCATCGGGTTTTACAATATCAAGTAAACCCCAATCAATTAGAAGTTTTGCAATTCTATTCCTTCTTTGAACATCATTGATGGTTAAGTTTGCATGTTTACCATCAAGAGCAAATAATTCTTTGAAATGTACAATGTAATACTTGCCTTGCTTATGAAGAATGTGGCAAGATTGATAGAGTTTTTTCTCCTTTCTTGACGCAACTCCAATACGAGTCAATGTCTCACGAACTTTCAGAAAATCATCAGGTTCTCTCAAATTCACCTCAACCATTTGGTCTTGCGACCAGGTAACAGTGGGTTCCACAGTAGTCATCTTGTTCCTCCAACATCAAGTTTTTTCTTAATAAAACTTATCTGTTCATTATTTAGGATTTTTAGAGCCTGAAATGCTTTTTCATTACTATAACCATAATAACGCTTAACGCATTCTAAGTCATCAACCTTATCCTTACGGATCCAAGGAGAAAATCTCTTCTGCTTCCTAATTGTATTTAGATAGAAATGATACTGCATATCTTTATCAAGTTGATGATGTAGATTCATTTCATTTGCAAACATGATAGTGTCAAGATGTCCAGAAAGACAACGATTAATAATGTATGGGGGATATTCTTTAATATTTTCGGATAAATCTTCTTTTGTAAAATTAATTGAGTTAAGCCAATCTTTCAGTTCCATCAATAAAATTCTCTCATATATCTTTGTATATTCATGCCAAGTTTTTTGACTGAAGTTCATAATAACTAATACAAATATTAACTTCTTCTTGAGTCCAACCTTTTGGATTTTGCCAGGCACACAATTGCACTTTATTATTAGAGGAATAACTAACTAATTTTGGTCCCATGTTCATAGTTAAATAACAACAATTCTTTTCGACCTTTTTGCTCACGCATATAGTCACCAACGGAACGCATCGTATATGTCAAATCAAACTCTGCAGCGTTCCAAGTTTTAAATCGGTCTTTGACAAGTTGGTCCGAGTTATAACTCACTAACTGGTCCATATGATTAGCGTCGCAATCAGCAGCAAACTTATCGTGATCAAATCCTTTATGCATTGCTCCTTTACGCCCATAGAGATTATCCTTAATATCATAGGGAGGATCGAGATACATAAAAGCACCTTTGTTTCCATCCATTAGATAATCGTAGGAGTAATTAGTTATACGCCAATTTGTAATTAACGAAGAATACGCAGGCAGTTTTTCGATCCCTCGCATTGAGAAGTTGGAGTTGGATGCCTGTGCTGAAAATGATGAACTCTCTGTAAGACCAGAGAAACTACACTTATTGACAACATAGAAAGCCACAGCACGATCAAGACTGGGCAAACTTTGGTCATTGACTTTCTCCTTACTTGCGAGGAAAAGTTCTTTTGCGGATTCTGGATTGTTATGTGTTGATTTAAGATCTACCAGTTTATCCTTTAAGTCAGAACCAAAAATCTGGAGTTGTTGCCAGAAATTTACAAGAGGTTCATAAAGATCATTCACCCAAATATCTATGCTGGGATACTTTTTTGTGACATAAATTGCAACACTTCCGCCACCAAGAAATGGTTCGCGGAATTCATCATAGTTGCGGAGGTCTGGAAAGTACGGTCCCATCTTTTCACAAGCACGGGATTTTCCGCCAGGATATCTAAGAGGCGTTTTAAGACTCTTTTGAGTAGTCATAATCTTTAGGATGATACTTCAAATATTCAAAAAAAGTGAGTTTCATTTCTTTCTGCGTCATACCACAATGTTTTGCGGCAGCAGGAAGAGTCATTTTAGCACGGAACAAACCTTCATTTGCTTCTTTTACATTTTCAGGAGTGGTTTTGACTGGCACCTCATAAAGAGATGCCTTACTGATTTTAAGTAGTACCATAAGATCAAAGAATCAATTTCTTCTTGTTTGGCGTTGCAATTGCAGAAGGATTTATCATACGTTCAAACTGTTGAGAAATTTCATCCGCAGGTTCAGTCATGTACATGATAAAACCTTTTCCAATCTTAATTCCATCACCATTCTTTTTTTCAAAATGTATGAAAATAACTGGAGATAGTTATTACCTAATAACGACTTATGGTTCCAAATTAAAAAAATACAAACCCTAACGAAATTCGCATTCTACCATTATTTCAGTGAGGCAGGCGAGCATGTTGATTTCCTGATCGGCAACAAATGCAATTTGATACTGATACTTAGCAATAATAAGCACAGCAGCAGCAAGAGAAGGACCATCGACGGCATTAGGAAGAGCATCGTAAACACGACGCAGTAGTACACCAGGATCATTGTCCAGGTTATTGACACACCATTTACGTACCGAAGGATAATCTTTTTCTTTAAGACTTTTAAGTAGTTCATTTACAGAAACGTCCGAGAAAGATGCAAGAATTGCTGAGTCAACCTTTCCCCCCACACTGTATCTTTGGCACTCATTAAGGACACGCCGCCAGTCTGGGAAGTGTTTGTTGATGAGTTCAACAAGAACTTTTTGATCGTACTCAACACCTTCTTGCGTAAGAATAGTCCCGAGACGCTGGAAGAATTGTGATGCAACTTTTGGTTTGTCTTTTGACTTGATACCAAATTCAACCACAGCACACCTTGAATGGAGCGGTTCGATAATTTTATTCTTGTAATTGCAGGTGAAGATGAATCGGCAGTTGTTAGCAAATTCCTCAATAGAAGCCCGTAAGAGGAGTTGTACATCGTTGGTCGTGTTATCTGCTTCATCAATGATAATGACTTTGTGTTTAGCAGTTGACGAAAGCGAGACGGTCGAAGCGAAGTTCTTCGCATTGTTTCTGACAGTATCGAGGAATCTACCCTCATCGGATCCATTGATAACATAAACATCTACTCCCAATTCATTACAGAGTGCCTTAGCAATTGTGGTCTTTCCAATACCAGGAGGACCAGCAAGAAGCATATTTGGTATTTCACCTTTATTTAGAAACTCCTGAAAGGTCTTTTTAGTACTTTCAGGAAGAATACAATCTTCAATAGTCTTGGGTCGATATTTTTCAACCCACAAAAATTCATCACGCATAGTTATTCCAGGGGTCTTACAAATTCATTACAAATGATGGATCCTGCTTCCAGTTTCATCTTCACACGTTCTACACCTTTTTGAGGATCTGTATGATCTCCGCAGGTGAAAACATCACATACTGCTATTCCTTTCTCTGGCCAAGTATGAATGCTGATATGACTTTCAGCAAGCATAGCAATAGCAGTTACACCTTGTGGTTGAAACTTATGAGAATGCAATGCCAACAAAGTGGAATTACAATCTTTTGATGCAGCATAAAGTGCATCTCGAATCCACCCCTCATCATTTAGAAGATCCGAAGGGCATTCTTTTAAAGTAAAAAGTACATGTTTCAACTATCCTATCCAATCAGGTTTACGATGGGGAAGACGAATATAATTATCGCATACCCAAGGCTTAGATGCAATATACATCTTATAAGCAGTAAATGTATCTATACTGGCATCAAACTTGTATTCTTCTGGCATCGCCCGCACAAAGGGAGTAGGATCCCTCCCAGAGCGTCCCTGTGGGTCAGCAGTGGGAAAGATCTCACGAGCTGCTAGGAGGGTCTGGAAGCACGTATGAACTTTTCCATACCTAGCAGAGTATTCTTGACATAAAGCAAATCCATGAGCAATTAACCATTGCCAATTCATTACAAAACTACTTGCCCAAACAGTACAGGGATGATTTCTAAAAGCACCCTTCTCTGTATTGTATGGAGTTCCATCTGCTTTTGGAAGAGTTCCAAAACCATGCCCCCAACGCTCTGAGGCAACGATAGAGAGCATTTGACAGGTCTCTAAGGGCATCTTGACTATATGCTTGTCTGGGAGCACCTGAGCGGATTTCCAGGGGTCTGGGTCAGTGACAAAAATGTTAATTGGAGGTTCCTCAACTCAGCGGTATTTTACGCGAACTTGGAATCTGGTTCAAGAGCAATGTAATATTTCAGATCACGATCTTTACTGTTGAACTCTGATAGAAGTTTTTTGGAAATAGAAACTTCATAAGTTCCTGGAAGAATCTTAATATTCTCAACTTTAAAGTTGAAAGAAAACTGATTATCAGTTTCACCCACAACGATAGAAAAATCGTTAGAGGTATCATTCTTCTTATCACGAACAACAAGTTTCACAACACCAGATTCACCAACAGCAGACAAATCAGGAAGTTGATAAACCGCAGCTGCTTTAAGCAGACGATCTAGTTGTTGAGTTTTCAATTCAAATTGAACATCAACACTTGGAATTGCAATATCTTTGTCGGGAGGAGTAATAATTACATTCGGATCAGAGAAGAAATACTTTGATCGCATCTTACCTTCACTAATTTTCACATAACTATCGTTGGAGAAATCAAGTTCAGGACTCTGGTGCAGGCTAAGACCGTTCAGAAACTGAGTCAGATCATAGATACCAAAATCCTTAGGCAGTTCTTCTTCAATTGTTGCTTCTGCCAAGATGTTTTTCATTACACTAATACTACGCAAGTGATTTCCTTTTTTAAATAGAATACTTTGATTAATAGAAGAAAAATTCTTCAGAAGCGTAAGTGTTTTGTCAGAGAATTTCATTTTTTCCATATTGTAAAATTGATTTTTTGGCATTAATATTCTTCAACTATTATTCTTTAAAAGAATATTATTTTTTATAATAGTCATCGAAATTCAGAAAGACCATTATTCTTACGAGAATAGTGACCATCGAAGTGAAGAAGAAGCATAGCATAGTGAATCACTTTAAGCAAATCACGCTTATTGCGTCCATCCTTATCACCATAACGACTCCCATATTTCAGAATATTGGCTTGACAGAAATGTGTTGCAAGATCTTTTGCTGCCATCAAATCAATTGTTTGAGTATCTTTGTATGCTTCGTTATGACCACAGTAGTGACTTCCATAGGTGCTAGTCACATAATCTTGAACATCTTTGAGAATTTTATCCTCATTGTATTTCCAAAGATGATTTTTAGTTTCACTCATAGTAGCAGGCGTTTTTTCTAGATTAATCATTCCAGTATCTTTATTCGTGGTCATGGTGAATTGATACGGATTTTTAGTTTTATTTTCCCATTGATCAAATGGGCGATTACGATCTTTATCGTAGTATTCGACAGTATGTTTGGTCACGTCTCCAAAGTTCTCAGAAAAAGGATGCTCACCCATAATAATAAGGGGAAGTCATTATTAACCTCCCTCAATTATATCAGAAAGGATTGTCTTGGTCAAGGAGACCTTCAACTCGAATTCCTTCTTTGGGAAGTTGAAAGTCCACATCAATTTTGTCATAGAGTTCCAAGAATGCCTGTTTGGTTTCATCATCAAAGCGGTTCACACACACTTGGATTGCCTTTGCCTTGTCTTGGAAGATAGCATATGCACGAATGATATGAACCAAGCGACGGGTGCTAATGATTTCCTCAATACCGCCATCGTAGAAGGTTTTACGGATCACGTCTGCCCAATCAACCAATCGCTTACAGAAATCACGGTCTTCCACACCAAGATCCAGAGCAACGCCTTCAAGGATCTTCTGCTCAGTAGCAGGGGCAGGATACTCTTGCTCAAAGGTCACAGGGAAGCGTTCTAGGAAGGCTTCGTTGAGCACATTAGTTCCAATAAACCGACCATCGTCTGAACCTTTGCCCTTAGTGTTGGCGGTTGCGAAGACATTGAATCCTTTTGCTGGGTTGATAAACTTTCCAATCTTTTTAAGGAAAACTCCTTTTCCTTCCAAGACAGATTGGAGACAGAGAATTTTGTTAGAGGCAAGGTCAAGTTCGTCAAGGAGCAATATAGCACCTCGTTGGAAAGCTTCAATGACTGGTCCATTGTGCCAAATAGTTTCGCCGCCAACAAGACGGAAGCCGCCGATAAGATCATCTTCGTCAGTTTCTACTGTAATATTTACACGAATCAATTCGCGACCAAGTTGAGAGCAAGCTTGCTCAATCGAAAAGGTTTTACCATTACCAGAAAGTCCTGTGACAAAAGTAGGATAAAACAAGCGAGATTTGATAATCTTTTTTACATCTTTAAAGTTCCCGAACGGGACAAAAGTAGTATCTTTCTCAGGAATGAGGCACTGAATTTCCTGTTCGGGATCAATCGAGGGTGCTTGAAAACTACGTTCAATCTCTTGAACTTTTTCTTGGGTCACTTCCAAATTCCAACGACCGCGAGCAGTCTTATAATCTTCAAGGCGACGAGTCACAGTCTGATAGTTCAGGCCACGAGAGGCACAGAAACCTTTGAGGTCGCCAGAAGTAATTTCAGAACCGTAAAGTTCTTTAATGCTTTCAATAAGTTGTTGGTCGTTCACAGAGGACTTGCGAGGCATAACAGGTTTGAATTGGTTTTTTCAACATAGTCATTATAACAATTAAAAAGGGGTCTTACGACCCCCCCTGTGACAGTTCCCCAACTGGTATAGTGGGATGTTTTTTCTTACAGGCAGCTCTGGCATATGCTCGTGCCATACTGTTAACAAAAGTGCAAGGTCTTCCAGATTGTTTACAGTATGGACACACTACTCCTTGCGGATCATTCTGAAAGAACTTGATCTTTTCCATCTATGATTTCCTCCTCGGTTGGGAATAAATCTAAATTTTCAGATGCTAATCGCAAACCTTCTATTGCTCCTTGCACCTTTAATAGATGTTCTTTTAGTAAAGTTAGTTGTTCTTCACCTTCACGAATTGCTGTCTTAATTTGAATTTCTTGGGATTGAAAATTCTTAATCAACTCTTCAAGTTTCATAATTATGCAATCAAATTCATGAATTCAGACAGTACTTTCTTATTTAGTTTCTTTGCACCAAGAGACTTAACAAAAGCTTTTTTAATTTGTGTTTTTGTGGCATCTTCTTGGACTTCAAATTCAACACCATTCGATAAAGCAGAAGAAGAGAGTCCAAAGTAAGCATGGTAAGAAGAATTGCGAATCACAATGCTTCGGTTCTTCTTCCATTGTTGACGCAAATTGTCAATCTGCAAACAATCGGATTGATAACGTGAAATAAAATTAGTAAAATCACGACCTTCAAGAATTCGAATCCCTACAAAATTTACATCCTCAAATTTATCACGAATATTTCGAAGAAGAGCTTCTGTCATTCCAGTAAACCCATTGCCAACATTATATGTTGTTCCAAGTTTGCGATCACGAAGATATGTCATACCATAACGAATAGAAACATGACCAAGATATTCAAAAACTTCATTGGAATAATAAGAAATTCGTTTGATCTTTTTATGATAAGTAATTCCACAAGCTTCACCATCGGTCAAAATAATGCACTGCACTTTTTGAACTTTGAATTCTTTTTTAAACTCAGGAATAATTGAAGATAGGGTAATAATTGATTCATTTAGAGGAGTTCCAGACAAAGTAAGTCTGTCGGGAGTAGGACAAGTAGTGCTGTAACGATTTGCATAAGAGAAAGCAATTCTCCAAATGTGCTTCATTTGCTGATCTAAATCTTTTGCATTAGTCTTTGAAGTGAAAAGATTCATCAGTCGAAATTCTGGTGCAACACAAATTAGATTTTCTTTTTCCTCATATGCTCGCTTATGAAGAACATGAGCATAATTCTCGTCTAGATCATAATATGCCCACTCATTAGTAAATGCATAAACTTCAAAGGGGATATTAACTTTTTTACAGAACCAAAGAAGATTATACATCTGTTTACAAGTATCCAGAAGAACATCACTTATTGATCCAGACCAATCCAAAACAAAAATCAATCCATGATTCTTACCATCAGGAATTACTGTAACTTTTTTGAATAGATCTTCATTATACTTGTAAGTATGAAGTTTAGATGTATCCAGTACTCCACTTCGACTCACAGTAGAGCGAGCATAACTATCAGCAGATTTTCTGCACTCAAACTCTTTTACAAGATAGTTTACCTCTTTCTGAGCAGAACGTTTGAACTCAATAAATTTAGAATCGGCAATATGATAAGGATCAATGAAATGTTTTTCATATCCTCGTTCTTTCAAATCATTTTTCAAGTTATCTGCATAAGTCTGAAAATATTGGAAAATGTAATCATGAACTTCTTTGTTTTTAACTACTGCTTTTTTAGTATCAATTTTTGGAATTTCCACATAAACAGTGTCATCAAAAGAAGACTTGTCGGTGAGATTTTCAATCTTGTCACTTAGATTGGAATCAGTTTTGACTTCAAGATCTTCATCATTTTCCCCACCACCATTTTGAGGATCACTTTGTGATTGCTGTTGTTGTGGTTGAGGTTGTTGATTTTTAAGATCACTATCAGATTGTGAACCATTTTGATCGTAATCAAGTGAATCAGAAGAATCATTTTGACCTTGCTGTTCATCACTGGACCCAGAAGAACCAGAATCTTGATTTTGATTTTGTGCCAAAGATTCTTTCTGCTTCTCCTCTTTTTCTTTCTTACAATATTTGTAAAGAATTTCAGCAACTTTCAAAACCTCATCAAAGGTTTGAGTGTTTTCAATGATATTAAGAATTTCCAATTCTTCATTGTTAAAAGGAATAGCAACAAAGTTACCAATTTTACAATGAAGATTTACACGATCTGCCAAATTCATTTCGTAAAGATTCTCATCTTTAATTGAGAAGAAATCATCATCACTAAGTTCTTTATACCCCTTGAAAAAAGTTTTAGACAATCCTGGATACTTTTTCTTCATCATCTTTTCAATGCGAACATCTTCAACGACGTTCACAAACTGCTGAGGAACATCAATCTTTTCCCTCCAATCTTCATTTGGAGTAAAGAGAGCATGACCAACCTCATGACCCACCAGAAGGTCATATACGGTCCCAGAAGCACGGTTCCATAGAGGGAGAGTCAAAACCCTACGCTCAATATCAAAAGACGCTGTGGGGACTTTACGGTGCTCCACAATGAGATCTTCGGTTGCCAGAAGTCTTGCAAGTTGTCCTTTGATTTCAGCGTTGACGGTCATAGGGTTTCCTCGGTATTAACCTACAATACAACAAGACCCCCACGTTTTGTGGAGGTCATGTGCCGCTTTTTAAAGTGGCTCAGTCGTGCTTTTGCTTGCCGAAGTGCTTGCGGTTTCAATTTCCGCTTCTGCTCCTTCTTGCTGTGGTGTTGCCAGTTCGGGGTAGAGTTGCTCAATGTCCCTCCTGTAAAATCTCCTAAGATTATCTATGATTTTAGCAGACCTCACAACCTTATTGTCCTCATCAGTGTTCAGTTTTTGATATGGCACATCATGAATTTTAAAAGGAATACTAATGATTTCAGATAACCAATTCTCAAAATCTTTACCAAATTTATTTTCAAACTTCCAAATATTTGTTTTATCTGAAATAAAGTCTACTTGATTTCTAAACCAATTTACGGACTCCGTTAAAGGAAAATTTTGAAGTAGGGAATGAAAATACATCTCATCTTCTAACAGATGATCAACATCATTTCCGTACATTCTTCGAATAAAGATTGAAGAAGAAAAGAATCTATTGATTGGATTTCTAACGATTGTAATATGAGGGATATCTTTTACATCGAAATATTTTTCATACAATTCCCTGTGAAAATGGAGTGCTTCTATTCCTTCAACTGATTTTCCAATATTAGTTTGCTCAACTTCAAAGTCATTGAGTCTCAAATTTTCATCAAAGAATCTTCCAGCAGTTCTTGGAATATGAACAAAAAGAATTCTCTTACCTGTTGGTTTATGTCTATAAGTTGGCATTATGCAACCAGATCATTATCATAAAAATATTTAACTCTTGCTCGACGGACCATCAAAAGATCTTCATAGTGCCCTCGATGTTCTTTATCAATAATTCCATTCTTTTTCATATCTAACATTCTAACCAAAGCTTCATGACCATCAATACTAAACTTTGATTCTTTATTGGCAAGAAAATCCAAACGCTTAGATTCAAGTTCTTGACGTTTTTGAATTAGGTCATCAACATCAACAAAGGCACGATCTTTCATTTGAAGATAAACTTCACGAAATGCTTTATTAAGTTCAGTAGCGTTCATAGTTTTTGGTGACAATAATCTGAGTTTAGTTGAAGGATTTAAAGTCGTCAAGTAGAAGAGATGCGACTAAATCCTTTGATTTTTTCAAACTTAATTACTGATTCAAACTTATCAGCAATTTCTTCTTTATGCGAAATCACAAAGATATTAGCATCTTTAATTACAAAACGAATGATCTTTAAAAATTCCTCTGTTCCCACAGTATCCAGTGAGGAATCAAATACTTCATCAAAAATCATGATATTTGTATTTGCCGAATTTTTTATTTGTGCAATCTCTCTCCAAGTAAACAAGAGAGCCAGATCTATTCTTTGTTTTTCTCCCTCGGAGAAGGATGAATATGTAAAGTCTTCATGAATAGGAGATTGAACTACCTCATTAAATTCTTCATCAAGTTGCAGATTAATATAGAAATCCATCATTTGTAGGTACTTATTAACCGACTGATTAATAAGGGGTAGATACTTCTTGATAATGTTGGATTTTACACCACTGTCTTTTAGAAGAGAATATGTATAATCGAGGTAGTCAATCTCATCTCTTTGTTCAGAGAGTAATTTAAATGTGTTATTCAGTTGTTCTTTGAAAGTTTCTAACTTCTCATGCTCAGAACCTCTATTTGCAAGTTTCTCGGTAATTTCTTGAATTTCCGATTCCAAATCTCGTGACTGTTTTCTAAGTCCAAAAATTTGAACGTTGCTTTGAGAAATGCCATTAGTTAGTTTTGTTACCTCTTTCGACAAGTTAAGAAATTGAAGTTCTCGTGTTTCTTCCTCTTCTATTTTAGTCTCCAATTCGGAAAGACCTTCATCTAACTCCCTTATCGAAGAACTGAGAACTTCAATTCTATTTAACCGAAAATCTTCCTCAATATTTTGAGTGCAAGTTGGGCAAACTGCATTTTGGTTAAAAAAGATACCTTCCTTATCAATATTGTCCTTTTTCTGTTCAATCTTTGCTCGAAGATTTGTGAGTTTCCTAACTTTTGCGGAAGCATCAATATAGTCTTCGAGTTGTTTTTGCTTCTTTTCAATATTAACAACAATCTTTTGAATGTTACTTTCTACTTCATTTATTTCATTTGAAATAGAATCGATTTTAATTTTTCTTTGATCGATTCCCTTTTGACCACTTTCTTCAATCTGTTTGATAAAGTCTTTCTGCATATCGACTTTATCTTTTAGAGAATCTTTTTTCAGTTCAAGTGTTTTAATAGAATCTTTTGCACTGCGAATATTCTCTTTGATAAGAACATTCATGGAAGAGAAAATTTTAAGGTCAAGAAGATCCTCAATAACTTCTCTACGATGAACCACAGAAAGTTGCATAAACGGAATAAATGAGGCACTCCCCAGAATTACAATCTGAGTGAAAGATTTATAATTCATCTTTAAAACAGATTGCTCAAACCACTTCTGCTGATCATTTGCAGATGCGTGTTGATCTAATACTTTTCCGTTTTTATGAATCTCAAAAATGTTAGGTTTGATTCCACGACGAATTTTCCATCGAGTATTTCCCACAGAAAACTCAATTTCTACAAGACAATCTTTATCGTTTACGATATTAAGAAGTTGTGGTTTGTTGATCTTACGATATGGTTTACCAAACAGAGAAAAAGTCAGAGCATCTAAAATAGTGCTCTTACCTGCCCCATTAACTCCAATAATCAAAGTAGTGGAAGAGATTTGAAAATCTACCTCAGTAAATTTATTGCCAGTTGAAAGAAAATTCTTCCATCTAATTTTTTCAAATAAAATCATAATCTTTTTTTATTGGGGGCACAACGATGTCGTTAGGAGTAATAACAGTATACTTGTGTTCATTTATTTCGCAAACATGAAATAAAAGTTCATCATCGATTTCCATTACATTAAGATCTGGATATCCATCTTCTTCCAAAAGCATAGCATATCTTGATGCATCATCTTCTTCTTCAAACATGTAGAGAACTTTATCACCATCGTCATCGGCAACAGAAAACGCTCCTTGTTCTTCTCTCTCTTCGATAGTGAGAATATACATTCTAGACTAACTCACACGCCTCTTGATATATAGATGATATTATACTCTGCAATTTGGATTTGTCTAAGGTAGTATCCGACTCTTCAACATGACGATTAAGAATTGACAATGTATCTTCGGATTCATATGCTTCCAAATCTACTTTATCATTCCATCCAGTAAAATCGTGATTCTCCACGATTTTCATATCAGCAACACCAGAATTGTATAACTTATCAATGAATTTTTCAAAGTTCTTACTATCTGTCTTTTTACGAACAATAACTTTTACAATTTTGTTCTGATACTCAGAAGTATTAAACAACTTGTAATTAGTGTCCTCGTAATAAATGCTGAAAAACATTTTATGTGGATTTTGAATGTGCTCATGCTCATAGGTTTCGGTATCAAAGATTGTGAACCCACGAACATCATTCACATCGTTCCAGAACATTTCATAAGGATTTCCCACATAGAAAATCTTTCCATTATCAGATCTTGTATGATAGTGTCCAGAAAAAACTTTTTTGAACTTTTTGAATGGTTCAATATTAATACCTTCTTCCATAACATGACCTCTATGTGCATAGAATCCATTTAATTCTAAATGCCCAAGAGCAACTTCTGCTTTGGTGGACTTTATGAGTGAAATAGTTTTATCGTAATTTTCGCAATTGATCCAAGGAAGCAAAAGAAAAGTTTTACCATTCAGTTCAATTTCATCACACTCATCGTAGACTTTAATGTTATTGTAACCAGTCAATAGAAGAGCAGGAGAGTTTACAGAATTCGTATTTTTGTAATACGAATCATGATTTCCAATGATTAAATGAACATTATACTTAGAAAGAGGATCAAGAACTACTTTCTTAGTCCATTCAAGACTTTGATAATCAATTGATTTACGACTATCAAAAGCATCACCCATGTGAATCACCGTAGTGATTCCCTCCTTCTTTAAGATTGGAAAGAACACATCCTTATAAAATAATTCAAAGTAATCTTGAAATAATTTAGATCCTCGTCTGGCTCCCCAGTGAGTATCTGTAAGAATGGCAACTTTCATCAGTTTCTGAGTTTTGAAGATATAGACTCCTTAATTGAATTATACTCTGATGAGGTGTATTCGTCAACATCTCCGTCCTCAGAAAACACGACTTCGTATCCACCACGTTCGATCATCTTTGCTTTGATCTCCATTTGCTTTTTTTCTTTTTGAATTTTTCTCAAAAATGCGTAGTTAATAATTTGAGTAAAATAAGCAAATGGATTATTAGATTTTTCTGGATCAAAATTGTAAATGTACTGAACACAGTTTTCAATTCCATCACTAATCATGTCCTCTTTGAACATGTAGTTTACAAAATTTGGTTTATATGATAAATGAGTTGCAATTTTTAGAAAGCATTCTCCAATATACCTTGGAATTTGTGGACAGATTGTACCGTTCTCCCGTGACTCAGTAACTTTTTTGCGATACTCAATCAGGGCAGCAAGAAATTCTTTGTTGTTAACGTAGTGTTCTGGTCTTTTTCTCTTTGTCATTACGCTGTACATATTAGATTAACCAAACTATGTAGATATTATAACATTTAATAATCTAATGTCAATTTTCTTGACACTCTCAAAATATATGAGTAGACTCTCTTTGTTAGGTTTGATAGAAAAGGTTTAGCTCTTCTTAAAGATCTTTTCTAGTAAGTCTTTTGCATCACCAACAGTAGAAATATATCCCATTTTACGATCAATCTTTGGTTGTCTTGCTTTTTTTATTTTGTTAAATTGTCTAACAAAATTTTGATATAGAGAAATAATTTCAATGTCTGTCGATTCCGTCATAGTCATAACATGACGCATATTCAGTAAAAACATATCTTCTGTTGTAGTTTTTAACCAGGATTCTAATTTATATCCAACAACATTTCCATTTCTCTCTACACTTTCAATTGTAACTGGATGATCTAAAATCAACATCATGCGATTATCTTCATCAGACACAGCTACTTTTGCAAATATTTCTTCACCGGATGTAAGTTTTATTGTAGAGTAAAAATCGTCTTCTATCATGTCTTTAAATTAATTGAAAGTATGTCATAATTAAAATTTTCTTCATTGTATATTTTAATTCTTTCAATAAAGTGATTTAATGTATAATTTTTTCTTGAATTCTTAGTACAATCATCAGCAACATCATAAAGCATTGCTTTTACTTTGTCTTTTCCCTTTCTAAGAACTCGTCCAATACTTTGAAGATTTCTAATTTTGGATTTACTGGGTGAAGCGAAGATAACGTTATGGAGATTTTTAATATTGATACCAGTAGAAAAAGTTCCATAAGAGGCAACGATAATCGCGTTGTTTTCTCTTTCAGTTATTTCTCTCACCAATTCCCTTTCGTCTGCACTTACTCCCCCATGGACAAAAAAAACTTTTCTAGTTTCATCCACAATATTATTTAGTATTTGATATAAAATATCCCCATGAGTTGCAACTCTACTGTATAATATTAGAGTGTTCCCAGTTAAATCTTTTGCTAAATTTGTAATAAATTTATTTCTTTGTTGATGAGATATGAGATATTTTATTTCATCTTCATAGGTTTCAAAGTTTTGTGGAGTATGTTTTAAAACTAAACAAGTAATATCTAATTTTGAAATATGACCCTTCTCCATCAACTCAGATGTTCTGGTAATCTTGTATGCTGGTCCAAACAGTCCCTCTAAGACCCATTTATGCGTCTGTGTGCCGTCTAAGGTGCCAGTGAACCCAAATCTATACTTAGCATGATGTAAGTTGGTCATAATGGACACCAGAGACTTACTCTTAAACAGGTGAGCCTCATCTCCAATAACTACATTATACTTTTCAAAAAAGGTCCTGGGAAGTTTATAAACAGATTGCCATGTTGTAATTGTAACTGGCATGTCTGTATCCTTTTCTCTTCCCGAATAAATTCGGTGACAATATGTTTCTACATCCCAACCATAATCTAGAAAGTCTTTATACATTTGTTCTACAAGACTTGTCGTCGGAACAACTATCAGGATATTTTGTTTCTTCGCTGTATAGTACCTTACGAGTGAATAAATCATCAGAGATTTGCCTGATGCAGTCGGAGATATTAGTAATCTTCTATTATGTTTTAGAGCATCGTATACTCCGTCAATTTGATAATCCCTTGGATCAAATCGACAGATAGATTTCATGTAGTCTTTAACTCCATCACAAGATATCATCTCGTTAATTTCGAATGGAAGACCGTAATATTTGTTTTCTACAAACTCATAAGAGTAGTCGTGGTTCTTACAGAAACTTACAAGTTTGTCTAAAAGACCAACATAAATTTGTTTTGTATTTGTGTTATATAAATGTATTTCTCCATTCCAATGCCGATTACGATACTGCGGCATGAACTTTGCACTTTCTAGTTCAAAAGTGAAATGATCTCTAAGTTCATAGTCGATGTGAGGTTTTGCTTTTATCTTTAAAAAAACCTCATTCGACTTGGAAATGATTAAATCCGACATTTACATAATCTATGCTATGAATATTTATTCAACCACTATCCAAGCCCAGCAGTGAATCTCATGAATTCAATAGCATTTTTGATTTGATAATTTCGTTGATGAATTTGTTTGAGAATGTCCTCAATATAATTAATCATCGTATCATAGTAATCTAATTTAAGAGATACTGCCGATAATTTTTCATCAGCATCAAGATACTTTTGCATCGTATCCTTATCACGAATTTTTTTAAGAAAAGGATTTTTTACATACACATCTGGATCTGCTTTTCCTGAAAAATATTCATAACGTTCATGACGAATATTTTTTCTTTGTTGTTCTGCTTTTTTCTTTAACAGAATTATATTATTATAAAGTTCATGATATTTTGCATGAAGAGCTGGAATTTTTAAAGATTCGTCATGCAAATTATCAGGATCCATGATGGAATCTTTAACCCACATCTCTTGAATATTTTCAAGATCAAAAGTCATAATTTTTTATTCTTCATATCATAGATGTCGTATATAGTATACTTGAAAGAAACTTCTGCTGTAAAGTAGGAGTAGTCCTCTACTGTTGCATCCATTTGCATAGCACTTAATGTGTATGGAAAAATATTTTCAAATTTTACCTGAAACTGTGGCAATTGCTTACTATTCAGTACAACCATTGTTGCATCTGAGTAAAGATTTTTTTGATCAGTAAATCCAGTAAATTGTTCTTTTTGTTTTTGAAAATTATAAATTTCACTTAAACTCTCTGGATAATTAATACCTCTTATCCATCTTTGTATTTCCATATAGTTGAGAAGTTCTTCATCAATAAGAAATCTAACGTTAAGATCTTCAAAGACTGGTTTATCCCCAGGAATTGGGATATTTTTTAAATAAGTTGGTTGCTCAGCAAATCCAC